CGGTCACTATAAATAAATCCATCAGCTTTATCACTTATAATTCTATAACTTTTAGCATCTTTTATAATAGCTGCTAATTTTAATTCTTCTAATCCCATTTTAGAAACATTTAAAAATGTTTGAGCAGCTTTTGTTCTACTTGTTTCTGATCCTTCACCATGAATATATGCATCCATATTTTCATATATTGCATCATTAGGTGTTGAATTTACATAATTTGTACTATTTAAATCAACTACTTTTGCAACATACTTTAATTTAGTAGGATTAGAATCATACATATTTTGTAATGCAGCAAGTGCTTTATTTCTAATTTTAGAACTTGAAGTTCTAGTAGCAACAGTTTCTTTTAAATTATCTAAATAAAACTTACAAGCCGCTCCTTTTCTTTTAGCTGTTTCTAAGTCTTTAGCACATATAGAAAATCCACCAGCTTCAATTGCAAAGATCTTTATTAAATCATAAGGATCTTTTTTAGGATCTAAATACAAAGGATCATTTCCAACCCTTAAAGTAATTTTTGCCCAAAATGTATCATTATTTGGTTTAAGTAATTGAACCTTATTCCAAAATTCTGGATCATCTACAGATACAACATTTTGTGCTAATTCTTTTTCTAATTCAGCAACAGCTGTTCTTATCTGTCTTATTTTAGCTTCTCTTTTATCAGAAGGTAATTGTTTTATTTCAGGAGCAAATTCATTTAATCCCGTTAAATATCTTCTTACACCATTTACATCTAAACATGTAAGTTGTTCTTCATGAAATACATTGTCATATAATGATATTCCATAATTTTCTAATCCCATGTTTTCATTATTTGTAACAAAAGGACGTATTGCAATACTTTGATTTTTTGATTGTTGATATTTTTCAATCATTGTGAAATCCTCCATTGACACTTTAGGTTCAACAGTAGGTTCCATAGTTGTAGATTCTGTCATTTTTTCTTTTTTAGTTGTTTTTTTCTTTGCCATCATTAAAAGGTTTTTATGTTATTAAATAAAATTTAAAAGAGGGACCTATAAGATCCCTCTCTTAAATAGAAATATATTAGAATGAACCACCCGTAGTTGGATTCTTCATAACTATTTTCAATACCTTGGTAGGGTCTTTTACCCATATTGCCGGCATGGTTTGAGTCATATAAACTCTATAGCCATTGAATTGTCCAGATGATTGGAATCCTTGAGTTCTTCCCATATAATCCATAGTTCCATTTTGGTAGAACCATTTTAATTGATTATCCCAATTTAATTTCAACAAGTGAATGTTGTCATTTCCTTGGTCTGTAACATCAAAGATTATAAATGAATAAGAACTTAAAGGTCTTCCATCAATAAGTGGATTCTCAATATCATTAGTATGTAAGTTGTCAAATGCTGGATTCAATACGAATTTTACATTTGCTAAGAATGGAATTACAAAAGATGTAAATGAAAATCCATATCCCATATCCATACCTTTACCAGTAACTGCACCAACATTATCAGCATTAATTACCCAAGGATTATTTCCACCACTATTGATCATGCTAACATCATCTTTAATAGCTTTATTAATCAATTGCATACCACCAATACCTGTTTGTACAATTAAAGATCTTTGTGGATCTGGTCCATCTAACTCAACTTTACCTTGATAGAAGTTATAAAGCTCAGCTTTGAACATGTCTAAGTTGAATGAAGACTTATTGTAAACTCTTTTAAATGAGTTATCTAATTGTCTCCAAAGACCTACAGATAATCTAATATCATCTGGTCCGTCTTGCTTAACTCTACCTCCACGTCCCCACATTAGGTACGTTTCAATATCAGTTGCTATCTTAGAAAGATGAGCAGCTTCCATATTAGTAAGGAAAGTTCGTGAAAGATCACCATTGTCAAAAGCACGTCTTACATAGTCAGCACCCATAATATCTACCATTGATTCCAATGAAGAAATTGATGGATCCATTCCTTTGTCAAATGATCTCCAAATCTCAGTAACTGGAACAGTACCGTCAGCATTCATTCCTCCTTTAAGCATTAAGTCTGCTCTAGAAGAAATAGAATAATGAACATGTGCTTCAGCTCCTCCTACAAAGTTGTAGAATTCACGGAAACCTGTAGAAGTTGTTAGATCTGAAAATCTTTCACCATACTCACCACGTGCAGAACCTTTCCTAAAGTACTTAGTTCCAGCAGCTAAATAAGTAGTGCTAAAAGTTGCAGCGTTTGAATTGTTTACCATTTGAACAGTATAAACCCATCCTTCTCCTGCTTCATAAATGTCATCAGCCGTAATGTAAAGTTCAACACCATTATACTTATCATAAGTAATGATGTCTCCATGACCGAATGCTCTTTTACTAAGCATAATCTTGAATGTAGTTCCATCTGCCCCTAAATAATCAGCTGCCGCTTCAATATTTTTGATTATATAAGGTAAATCTTGTGTAACGGGAGTTTGCCACTTATACTCACCACGAGCATTATCCACCATAATTGTATTCTGACCACCAAAAGATGCTAATTGATATAAAGGCATTTCTACCTTTTGAGCTTGTGCCCAAATATCAATAGGGCCCATATCCATAGGCTCTGCATCCCCTAACATATTTGTTAAGTGATAAGAATCAACATGTGAACTAGCTTTATAGTTCGTATCACGTAGGAAAATCCCATTATTTAAAACTGGAGTTGCCATAATTTAATTCTTTTTTTATTTGTTAAACATTAATTAATATATTAAAACCTTTTAAATATATTTTTATTTCTTGGTAGTTTTCTTGAAGTCCTACCTTTACTTTCTTCTTTAACTGCTGCAGCACTATTTCCTTTTTGTGACTGAGCTGTTTTAAGTTTTCTAACTGTTTTTTCAACAGCTTTAGTTTCTCCTTTTTCCATTATCTTAGCTTTATATCCTTTAGGATCTGCTAGTAACCATAATGCTTCTGCTATTATGGGATAATTTGGTTCTACAAATTGGTACTTCTCTAAAAGATGTCCCAATAAATTTGTATTCTTACCACTTATTGAAGGGTAAGCTGGATTAACAAGTCCATTATATAATAATGATTGAGTCTTTTTATCTATTTTAGTTTCTCCTACTTGTCCTCCTTTTAAAGTCTCATATACATTATTCATGTAATTTTCTGAAGCTTGTTGTTGTTGTTTCTTTTTCATTTCTTGCTCTTCCAATCTTTTAGCAACAACCTTCTCTTGCATCTTATCTAACTTTGGTTTAAATTTACTAGCTTGTGTTTCAAGCTTACCTAAATCTTTCCAAATTTCTATTTCTTCTGCAATTTCTTCTGCATTACCATAACCAGTTGCGCCTAAGTATTCTCTAATTATACGCTCTTGATCATCTTCTTTTTTTACATCCAGTTCTTTAACTTCTTCTGTTCTTGATAAAGCTCCAAATAAACCTTTTAAATCTTTACCTCCATCTGCAACATATCTTGCTGCTATCTGTAGTTCTTCTGGTAAACTATTAAAAAACTGTTTAGGAGTTTCGCGTCTAACTGTATTTGCTTGCTCCTCTAAATTAGCTGCTATTAATTCTTCCCAATCTTTAGCACTATATTCATCCAGTTCTTTTTCATCATCAAAAGGAATTATTTTTTCTTCTTTAATTAGTTTAGAAAATACATCACTAATTCCTTCTATTTTTTTTCTACCTCTTTTAGGAGATTCTTCTGTACTTGTTTCTTCTCCATCTCCTTCAACTAAACCTAAAACTTTATCAACATCTATTTCATCTTTAGAAGTTTCTTTAGGTTGTTGTTTTTTAGGCTCTTCTACTTTTTCATCAGTAGTTTCTTTTTCAGTTTCTTCTTTTACTTCTTCTTTTACTTCTTCCTTTTTATTTTCATTATATAGAAAACTTGTATCAACATCTGGTTTTCTACTGAATAAATTTGGTTTCTTTTCAGTTTCTTCTGGAAGAGTTATTGATTCCCCACCAGGAGCTGCATTAAATATATCATCAAGATTAACATCTACTTGTTCAACCTTAGTTTCAACTGTTTTGGTTTCTTTACTTTCAGCCATAATTATTTTGGTTTTTAATGGTTATATATATAATATACAAAAGTTTTGTCACTAAACCTTAAAAATTTTTTTCAAATTTAAAATTTATGTTAGTATATAGCTAACACTATTTTTTACTATCCTTTGTATTCTTTTTTGCTTTACTTTGCACATCATATTTGTTTTTATTTTCACGTGCAATTTGTAAATTTTTGTTAGCAATATCCCTTTGTGTTGCTAGTTTTTCCCTATCAACAGTAAGTTTTGCTTGATCTGTAGCATTTCTTTGAGCAGATTCTTCTCTTTTAAAGTTCATTTGCTCTCTATACTCATCTCTTTTACGCATATCTTGCATTGCATCTTTAAAATCACCTTGTTGATTTTGATCCATATCAACTTGACCACTAAAGCTTGCACCTCTTATTTCAGCAACCATAATATCCTTCTGTCTTTCTTTTTCATTTTCTTGTGATTGGAAATCACGTTCAGCTTGTTTTTCTTGAGCTTGTGCTTGAAGTTGTTGTTGTTGCATGTCTTGCTGTTGCTTCTGTTGTTGCTGCTGTTGCTGTTGTTGTTTAGCTTCAGCTTCTTTAAGTATATCACTTACTTCAGCAATAGATTCAGCTTTAACAATATTTCCAAGATCATATATAGTAGCACCTGTAGTATTGTTAGTCATTGCCATTTGTTTAAGTTGATCTAATATAGCTCTGTGATTTGTTTTAGTTGTACAGAAAACATTAAAGTCTCTTAATAATAGATCAGTACCATTCATTTGAAAATTGACTTTTTCTGCTTCACTAGATATATAGTTTAATCTAATATTAGGATTAGTACTATGATAGTATTGTGAAAGATCAGTTCTCATTTGATGCACTCTTGGCATAAGATGATCTGAATGTTGAATAAAATACATTTCAGTTTGAGAAAAAGATTGTTGCATTGCTTGTGTAACACCAGTTGCTGTTTGTTGTGCCACAGGAGCTCCCATTCTTTGTTGATTAATACCAATAGCTTCAAATGCTTGTTGTTTAAAATGATTAGCTAATTGTATTCTAGACATTATTCTATTTGTTTGTTCTAAGTTTAATGTTTGATAATGATTAAAATTTGTAGCATTTTCTGTATTAGTAATAGAAGTATCTAATGGTAACATACCAAAATCCTTCATTGCTACATATGCTTTTGCCATATTATTCTTACCCCAGTCTTCTCCCATTGAATGACGTGGTAATGCATTTTGATCAAACATGATAACAGTACCAAGTTCATCTACAAGTATATCAGCTATTTGATTATTTACCATATTATAACCAACTTGATATGCTTTCATAAGATCTACTAATGAAGTTGATTTAGTATTTCTATCTGAAAATACTCTTCCTTCTACTGGTAACTTGCAACCATATAAAGAATTTTCTCCTTTAAATTGAAATTGTATTCTTCCTGGTTTAGTTTCATTAATACCAATATATATTGGATTTAATTCAGTTGATGATTGTCTCCATGTAGCTGGCATATTAGGTCCAATTTTAACTCCTCCCCATACTTCATTAATCCATATCCAATCTACATGTTCTCCAAAAGCAAGATTATCTTTTGTTTTATCTTTAAATAATTGTGTGTTATAGATTGGTTTATCTGTAAGCTCAAAAGTTTCATCAACAACCTTTTGTACAACATCACCATTTTCTAAAACTCTTGTTAAATGTCCAACTTTTCTTTGAGTCTTCCAATAAATTGTAGATACTCTAAGCATATTTCGTTCTCCCCATTGATACATATCCTCACCATTGCTTAGTATAAACTTTACAATATCATCACCAGCACCAGAATTATTTTGCCAATTACTAACAAATTGTCTGTAACCTAATGAAGGCATATTAGTATTCCATTTATGAGATTTAGTTGGATCATAAAATGTACCATCATTTTGATACCCCATTGTAGCATATTTAACATCTTTTGCAGGATATATTTTCTGAAGAGATCTTAATTGTTTTTCTGTCATAAGATATCCATAGGCATCTACAACATCTGAAACAGTCATCATTTCACATTTACCTACATAATTAGAATCTGATATATATCTTGAATTAGGAGACTTTTGATAGAATGTTAATACAGGATTCCATAATTCTACTTCATAATCATCTTCCATCATTCTGAAATGCCAAAATTCTCTGTCACAAATAAGCATATCTTTAAAACCTCTTTCTTCTAATTCTTGCATTTTAAATCTTTCTTCATCAACAATCATTTGATGTGTTGCCCATTCTTCAACTAAACTTCTATAATCTTTAGTAAAAAAGTCTTCTATTTCAGGTAATGTTTTTAATTGTTGAGGATCTAATTTTTGTTGAGCTTCTTCTGAATTAGGATCCATACCCATTTTAATCATTTCTAATAACATCTTTCCTTTTGCATCAGCTAATAGATTTTCTTCAATCATTTTTCTTTTATGCTCAAGCATTTCATTGTAAGAAAGATCATCAACAGCTCTGAATTGAACTCTAGAAAATCTTTTGGAAAATTCTCCTGTAAGAACATTTACAACATTTGGTATAATAGGATAAAATTTAAGTTCTAATGCAGATTCATCTGACTTAGTTAAAACCTCCATAAGATCTTTATAGTCATTATCTTCTTCAACTATATAATCAGTTTTATCAATAATACCTTTTGCAAGCTTATAGTTTTTGAGAATTTTTCTTGCATTATGTTTAAGGTATTCCATTCCTTGTAACTCTAACCAATCCAAATTCCAAGCAGCCCAATCATCATCTTTTTTCTTAGCTGATAAAAATTGTATAGGTTGTGTAAGACTTGATGAAGCTGGATAGTCACCACTATCAACCTTTGCACCTTTCTTCATTTGTAAAGCATTAAGTACTCTCATATCATTATTTCTTTATAGTATAGGTGATAACAGCATTTTCAAATGTGCTATTAGTTTTCCAAGATGGAATATTTGCGGTTGATGTAGTTGTCCAGTAATTATTCATTTATTTAATATTTTTAAATGCAGACTTCTTAAATTTAGTAGATCCAAGTCTTTTTTTTCTAGCTAAATTTTTAAAAGGCCTCATAGATAATTTATACAAATTTTGTGATTTTTCCAAGTTATCTCTTGACATATCTTCTTCTTTATGCTTAATATAGCCTCTATTAGACTGTTGTATCCTAGCAAATGCAATTAATGCAGAAAATGCTACAAGTCTATCCACGTTTAATCCAGGGAAGTATTGCATCATTTCTGTTAATAACATTTTGTCTGGAATTCTTTCAACTCCTAAATTTGTTTTTAATACATTTCCATGCTCATCTGTATCTTGATTTATCTCTTCTCTAACAAACTCAATAGCATAAGATATTAGATGACTTTTAAATAGTGTACCAGTATTTTTCCAACCATATTCTTGAAAAACATTTTGATTAGATCCTAAGTCTTTTAAAAATACTATCTGTTGTTTTGGTACTAAATATTTTTGTTTCTTTTTAGATATCATGTATTGGATAAAAAGAGATATATTATTCTCAACTAATGTCCAAGCATTATACCATTCAATAATTAATTCTAATTGTTCATGTGTTTTGTTTATATCATCATATCTACCACACCAAGATGCTACAATTTTATCACCTTCTATAAATGCTTCAGGTTGATCTTTACTTTGTCTAGTTACTTCAATAGGATTTTTATAAACAAATATACTACATAAAGAATCTGATGTAGTTGTTTTACCTTCTGATACAGGGTCAATAGAAGCATAGTACATACCAAATGAAGGATTTTTAACAGGCTTCTCCCAAACTACTAATACTCCAGATTTATCTTCTAATTTTTTATTAACAGGGAAATTAAAAATAGGTAGCTTATTAGACTTACTAGCTTTAATACTATTAGATGTTCTTTCTAATTTTACAAATTCATATGCATATTCTTTTTCTTCAATTCTTTTAAGTTGTCTTGATATTATAGCTTGTGGAAATATTGCTTCTTTTCTATATGCAAAAGCTTCTGCAATATCTATTGGTTTTTGTGATATTCTTAATTGATATTGTTCTGGGTTTAAATCTTTTTTCCATTGTGCTCTTTCTTCTTTTATAGCATTGAGAGCTTGCTCAACTAATGAATTTCCGTACTTATCTATATGAGGAGGCATAGACCATTGTTCAGGAATAAATAAACCTGCTTTACCTATAGTTCCTTTTTCATCCATTAAGTTTGTTTCTACTGCATATATATCATTTCCTTCTGGATTTAATATCATTTGTTTTAATGGATTACATTGATCAAGATCACCAACAGAACCAGCTGCAATAAACATACCAGTAGTTATCATACCTGATGTCATTGCAGGTCTAATATACTCAAATGTTTGATCCATTTTAGGAGCAATACCAGCCTCTTCATGAAAGAAATAAGTACAAGGTCCACCAACACCAGTTGTTGGATTTTTTTCAAAAGAAGCACCTTGAATTTTTGACATTAAACCTTTATGTGTTTTTCTATTGTTAACTCTAACTTCAATTTTTTGTTCCCATAATAATACTTTAGCTGGATTAGTAGGTCTATACCAAGCAGTATGTTCATTGAGAAATGTTTTATATTCTTCTAAAAATTTCCAAGATCCTTTATCATTTATGTAATCTTTAAGTGATGCACCTATTTTACATATAGATCCTTCTTCAAACCAAAATTGATTTAATACTTTAGCCATATGAAAATAAGAAGAAGCTATCTGACGTTTTTTAAGAATAGCTACATGTCTATAATGTAATTCTGCAAGTAATTCATATAAAGCCATATGATACTGTGCATCCCTTACTTTAGCAAATCCGTACTTTTTTTCTTCTTTATCAAAGATTGGTAAGAAATTTAACCACATATAATAATCTCTTGTAAGATAAAATATATTTTTCTCACCATAATATAAAACACCTTCTTGACATTTTTCTTTTTCAGAATTCCAATACTTTATATAATCTTTAGATCTAAAAGGTTTATTACAATAATAACCTTGAGTATTAAATATTCTAGCTTGTTCATTAAAAAGAAGGGCAGTTTCATCAAACTGATACTGCCCTGGCTCTTTAAAAAGTGTTAAAATAAAATTTACAAAGTCTTCTTTTTCTTTAAATTCTTTGTAGTCCCATTCACCATTTTTATATGTAGGAACTTTTTTATACATCTTCTAATTTACAAACTATTGCATCCTGAGTTAATAAAATATGACGTTCTCCATTGTGAATAAATTCTTTATCATCAACTGACATATTAATAATCCATTGTACAAAATCTCCAATTTGAAGATCATCAAATACTTCTGGACCTCTTGCAACAATAGTACCTTGAGGTTTTTGTTGAACTTGAGAATCAGGAAGAATAATTCCTGAATTAGTTTGTTCTACCTTTTCAACTGGTTTTACTAATATTCTTTTACCAATAGGTATTACTTTATAGTTTTTAACATTTTCTTTTATCATAGTTTTAAAATTTATAATTGATCATAAGCTAATCCCTGCCCACCGCGGACAGAGCTTTGTTGTTCATTTTTCATGTCAGTATATGCTCCTTTAAAAGATTGTCTAATTTGATCAAACTTAGCAGCAGTGTTAACTAATGCAGTTAAATTACCATCTCTACCGTGATCAATAGATGTAGTCTCCATATACCTAGCTAATCTATCTAACATACTTTTTATTCCTTTATATGCTCTATATGTAGGAGTTTCATATAACTCTTTACAAGTATCTATAGCATGTCTTATTGCACCATCTTCACTTGATTCTTCAAATTGTATTTCTTCTATAATCATATCTTCTTTTTCATGTTCAGGTAAATTAAAAAAAGGATTTAAATCAGGATCAGGACATGTCATATAAAATACATATTGATATACAGATAAATAAGTATCTGGATATTTTTCCATAATTGTTTTTAAAGATTTTAATGTATAGCAATGTTCACTAGGTACAACTTTGTTATTTTGTATATCAAATAATTTTATTAACATATTGGATTATCTTTTAACCACATTATTAAACTTTGTATTTCTTGTTTTAAATATGGTAATTCATAAATAATAATTTCTTTTACAACAGGTTCCCCATTAATATATTTACTTATTGGATATCCATATTCATCTTTTCCTTCTTCTTCAAATATTACATGTTGTATTTTTAAATCTCCAATTTTAAGTTTTGGATTATGCTTTTTAATAATATAAGCATATAAACTTAATTGAAGATTATAATGTTTTAAATTGCAATCATCTAAATGATTTACAGGTTTATACATTTTAGATGTTATTCCTTCCCAATTAGTAAAACCTTTTTTCTTTATTTCTTTGTTAGTCTTATAATCAAGTATATTTATTTTACCATTTACTATACTAACAAGATCAGCTTGTCCACATAATCCTGCAGATTTTAAATAGACAAAATGTTCTGGATATACACCATTTTTTAATTTTTGTTCTGGTGCAATTTTAATTCCATTTTGATCAGTAATAGGTTCAATAATTGGAACTTCAACACCATCTCTTTCTATTGTAGAAAATTCTAATAATCTTTTTTCTCTTTCATTATGATACCAATTACCAAGTTCAATAGCTCTTTCTGATTCTTTATTCCAAATATCTAAAATTTTTTTTGGAGGAATCTTATACCACTTTGATCTTTTATTTTTAGATGATTTTTTAGATTGTGCTTCTGCATTAAATTTAGGTTTAAACATACCTACAAATGATGTAACACTAGTCCATTTAATCTGATCTTTTTTAAGATCTTCATTAAGACTCTCATATATATGACCATCTTCTTTAAATATTACTGCCATTTTCTTTTTGTTTTATTTGTTGTTTAATAAGTTTTTCAGATTTAGCATCAACAACAGCAGGCCATTTTCCTTTTGGACAACTTGATGACAAGGCTCTAAGTTTTAACCCTAAACTACAACCACAATCTCCACAACATGGTTGAGTTCCATTAACAGCACATTTATCTCCTTTACTATCTAATTCAGGACATGTAACACAATATGACCATCTTAAATCTGCAATTTGCTCTACATCTTCTTTTTTAAAGACTTTATTTTTAACTCCTTCTACTATTTGTTTTATATTACCAAAAGCTCCAATAATTTTATTTATTCTCATTTTTGAACTTTTTTTTATTTTTTATATTTTCATTTAGTTTACCCAAAGCTAATTCCATTTGTTCAATCTTACTTTTAACTGGAACATATTTCTCATAACCTTTATAAGTCATTTTTTCAAGATTACCTAATATATCTTTTTGTCTTTTAATAGATTTTTCTAATTTATTTTTTCTTAAACTAAAGGTACCTAAACCTGCAACATTAATATTAGGATCTGATAATTCAGATAAATTTTTTCTTACCTTACCATAATAAAAAGTAACAAAATCATCTACAACATCTTTATGTACTTTTACTTCTTCAGCCACTGATTTAAAAAAATATTTATGACTCTTTGGTTTCAATACCTAAAATTTTATAATCTAATAATATAGTACCTTCAGTTTGTACATTTAAATCTTGATTAAGATATATTGTTTTTTTATTAGATCCATTTTTTACAATTAATTTTTTCTTTTCAGATTTTGTTATAGCATTTCTAGCAGATTGCTTACTTTTAAATATTCCTTTAGAAGATATTAATTTACAAAAAGCTGTTAATTCTTTTCTTCCTTCTTTAGCTAATTCAGCTAAACATTCAAGATCAGAATTACTAATCTGTATATCATTCAAAAAGCAGTGAGTAAGGATTTGATATTTAATTATATCATCCCTACTCATTCTTACTTTTTTGTCTACTTTATTAACTATAGCCATGTTTTTAATATCTTATTGCTTTCTAATAAAGTATAGGTAAATCTATTACCCCAAGTATCTCTAGCTTTTCTACAGATTTTCATAAATAGCTTCCAATCATCATTAGCTGCTATTACTTGACATCCTGCAGACCACTTATCTACTTGACTAGATTTTTTATTAGCCCACTTAGTAGCTCTATGAATATTTATTCCAAAATTCCCTTCTTGTACAGATTCTTCTAAAAGATTATACCATGGATCACGGTTGTCATCTCTATAAACTTGCACAGGTCTATCTTGACCTAAAGCTTCATATCTACCTTGATGTTTTCTAATAATATGAGAACCTCTATATTGACCAGGTTTTAATATTGCAACACCATCCTCTCTCATTATATTCTCCACCCAATGAGTTCCAGGATCAGTAGTACAATCAAAACAATGAAAATTCCAAACACCTCCCTCACCTGTTTTTGGATGAGTTCCTGTTTTATATGATAAAGTAATTTTATCATCAAAACGGTTTGTAACCTCATTATCTGTACTAGAATTTCTAATACCTACAATATTAAGATTATAATCTCCCTTTTCAAACCAGACATATTCAGTGCCTCTTTTAATGGTTTGTTCAATCTGTTCTCTAGTAACGTTTATTTGACTACTCACTTTTAACAGCTTTTTTAAGAGATCTTTTGACTTCTGGTGCAGGTTGTGGAGTTGTCATTTTTGCATTGTCAAATTGAGTTTTAATTTCTGGCTCAGGTGGCGTAGCTGCCATCTTAGTCATAAACATTTGTGCCTGCATTCTTTCTGCACGACATTTTTCAATATCTCTTAATAAATTTTCATATTCTAATTGTTTTTCTAGATGAGGAATATGATCACTATAATAGTTTGTAATCTCATCTCTTTTTGCAGCTAACTCTTCTTGTGAAAGTTCAACTTTGTCTTTTGGATTTTCTTTATTATCCGCCATGATTTTATATTTTTAATATTAATAATAGCAAATATATATAAAAAGTTTAAATAAAAAAAGTTTAAAGTAAAAATATTTTATTCAATGTGACTATGCTCATCTAACACCTCTGTTTGTGTAATCCAACTTACTTGATAATTAATATTATCTAATGCTATCATAAGATCATATTTATCAGGATAATCAAAAGGTTTATCAAATAGTTCTACAGTATATCCTTTTCTTATATAAAAATTTCTTACAACATCAATAGAATTTGTACCATCATGTATTCTAACATGTATATAAACATTAGTTGAATCTGTATTAGTTATTTTACAAGAATGAACTCTATATGTTCTGTTATTAGATTGTTTAATATGACCTAATAATGTATTATCTGTAGTACCTGTATGATTTGCTTTTATATTATATATCATATCTTATTTTATTATTGTATTGTTATTGTTGCTCTACGTGTTACAGGACTTTTCCCAGTATTATCTGTTATCGCTAAGTCTATTGTGCTACTTTTTAAACCTACTTTTAAATTATCAAACCTAGCTGTTATACCAGTAGCTGTACTAACAGTTAAATTTTGCTGAACAACTTTCATATCATTAGTAAGACCTGTTATACTACTAGTATTACTAGTAACAGCTTTTTCATTAGCTGTTATAGCAGCAGCCTGTGTTCCAGTTATAGTTGTTGTATTACCAGCTAAAGCTGTTTTATTTGTTGTCCCTAACACCATACTATCTTTTGCAGTATTAGCTGTTATAGCATTTGCTTGTGCTGTTGTTATTCCAGTTTTAGCATTATTAGCTGCCATATCAGTTATATGAGTATTAATAAGATCAGTTAACTCATCTATCTTAGTTACTAATCCTGCTAAAAACTTATCACGTTCAGTTTGATGAGCAGTATCTTTATTTATAGCAATATCATATCCTGAATCTGCTACATCTGTAAATTTTGTTATTGCCATAATTATCTAATTTGTATAAACTCCATTAATATTAATATTAAAAAATAAATCTTGATTACCACTATTACTATCTTTCTTTAACCAAATAAATAACATGTCATCTTCTGCAAATGTATTACTTGAAGTAAAATCTTCTGTATGACTCCATGTTTGATTTACTGCAGGAGGTGTTATTGCTGAAGTATTAAACATATGAGTAAGACTAACACTAGCTGAACCATTTGACATTGCTCCTTTCATTAAATAGAATTTAAAAGGATCTGTTGCTCCTGTATCTGCAGCAGTTCCTTGTATTTTTATATTTGTTATTTTTCCAGCTCTTGGTGCTATCATAAAATTACTAAATGAATCAGTATATGATATACTAGTAGGACTACTATCTCCATTACTCCAATTCTCATACCAATTTCTATAAAATGTATAGTAAAAAGTTGTACTTGTGTTGTTTTGTCTATAACCAGGAACTATTTGATGCCAATACTGTCCACCAGTTTCATCATCAGTTAAAGCTAAAATTCCATTAGCATTTGGTAGCTCAACTGTTTTATCTGATGATAATGCAGCATTATCATATGCTTTTAGAGTAATATGGTTAGTAGCATATGCTGTATCTTCATAAAAATCTACTGAACCAGTAGCATCTCTTCCTCCAGAACTACCACCATATAAAGATAATTTACCTGCACTAGAAGCAGTATGAAACTTAGCAAAATGATTAGTATTATCTTTAATATCTACATTACCACCATCAGCATTTAATTCTATTTCTCCTGCTGAATCTAATAGTATATCATTAGATGCATCAGTTGAAGCAATAGCTACTTTACCATCTGCTACAATAGTAAGATCTGCATTATGTGAAGCATTATCAACGGTTGTTAAAACAGTTTCACCATTTCCTTTAACTTCTGTAGTAAAGTAATTTCTTATATCATTTACATCATATAATTTTGTAAATGACGAGCTAGCAGCACCAGCTTGAGCATAAATTTGAAACAATGCTTCTGGTCTTGATGTACCTGATCCTCCCGTTATATTTGCAGCAGGTGCTCCCATAAAAGTATACATTCCACCAGGAATACTTCCTGTACCTATACCAGAGTCAAATATTTGTTGACCTGCTGCTATATCAGTTCCTGCTCCTGAATTAGAACACGCAATAGTAAAACGATCACCAGCTTGTCCTGCAAGACTTCCAGGAGTAGTTATACCTACACTAGTATTAGTAGGTAATCCTATACTTAAGACATTACTATTATATGTTAATGTAGATTCAATATCAATTGTATTAGCACCCCCATATGTTGCTACACCATTAGCTGTTGTACCATTTATTGTAGTACCTGTAGTAGCATCTGCCCATGTAGCATTACCACTTCCATCCTTAGTTAATCTTTGACCAGCACTAGCACCACTAACTGCAGTTAAGGCATCAATAGCACCTTGTTGTGTAGTTTGTCCTGTTCCTCCATCTCCTATAGCTAAAGTACCTTGAATATTGCTAGCTCCAAGATTCATTGATAATTCTGTAGAATCTATAATTATTCCGCTATTTGCTTTAACATCAGTGCTAAATTCAGTACCAGAAAGATCTAAACCATCTCCTGCTGTATATGTAGTATTTATTTGTGTATTCCAGGTTGCATTTCCACTACCGTCTTTTGTTAAAGCTTGACCAGAACTTGCACTACTTACTTGTGTTAAAGCATCTATTGCTGCTTGTGCAGTGCTTTGACCAGTACCACCATTAGCAATAGCTAGATCAGTTCCTGACCAATCATCATTATTAATTGCAAGAGTTCCACCAAGAGTTAGATTACCTGATGAAGTTACAGTACCTGTTAATGTTAATCCATTTTCTGTTCCTGTACCACCTACAGAAGTTACAGTACCTGCATACTGATCAGTTGAATTAATAGTAACTGTTGTGCCTGATACTGCTGTTGTAACGTTTGTACCACCTGTAAATGTAAGTGTACCTGAAGTTGTAATTGCTGTTCCTGATCCTGAGTCTGCTGCAGGAGTAATAGATGTAACAGTACCACTACTAGAACTAACCGTAGTCCAAGTAAGTAAACCATTACCATCAGTAGTTAGTACTTGTCCTGTAGTACCATCATCATTAGGTAAAGTTAATTCATAAGAATATTGATTATCTGGAGGTGAAAGAAGAACTCCTCCAATAAGTAAATCACTAAATACAGGGTGTTTTCCTATCCATTTCATTTTTTGGCAAATTTCTCAACGCCACTAATACCAAAGCAGCCGAGAACAACCCAAACAAATGAATCATAAACAAATTCATTAATTACAAGATCATAACCGTACCAACCAGTGGCAAGATCAGCAATCATTATTATACACATGATTATAAAAGCTACAAAACCAACTATAGCTTTTTCATTCCAATCATTATTATCTTTAAATATTTTCATTATAATACATTATTAGGTCCTATTTGCATTCCGTAAGGACATCCACATCCTTGTACTGCACCACCTTCCTTTTTTTTATATCTACTAACTCTACCTTTAGTTTTCTTTTCTTTTTTAGCAGCAGCTTTTTCAGAAGGGCTTAATTCACTCCATGTAGAAGGTGTTTTACTACTAACTTTTTTTGTAGGTCTAAAAGTAGTATCTCCACCACTATAGTCTTTATCACCAGATGGTGTTCTCCAATCTTCTTTAAACCATCGTTTAAGAGCTAATCCTTTTTTTGTTTTACGTACAGCCATTTACTTTTTAATTATTTTAATAACACCTATAGCTGCAATAACTGTTGCTGCTATACACATTGGACACGGTATACACATATTATTTTTTCTTTTTATTACCCCAGTTAGCAGCACCAACTTTACGGCATTTAGCTAATGCACCACTAGCATAAGCAGAAGGCCAAACACTGTATCTGGATTTTACTTTACTATAACATGCATCTTTTGATCCACCTTTTTTTCTATCTTCTAATACTTTTTTTAAAACACTCATATTAACAGTTCCATTTTTTTAGAGATAAGCTTAGTCTGTCTTTCCCTGTATTATTACTAGGTTTTTGTCTTTTTCTCATACCACGCATTCTAGCACAGAATGATTTTTTTCTTTTTTTCTTTTTGCCTGTAGGATTACTTTCAGTTACAGGAGGTTTTAAATTATCTCCTTGTTTTTTTGCAGATGCCCTGCCTTTAGCATTTAATCCACCAGAAGGACTTTGACCTTCTTTACGTTGCCATGCAGGAGTAGATCCTCCTTTTTTATACATACCTGGAACACGAGTACCTTTATTATTATAAACTGGATTCATCATTTCTTTTTCTTTTTAGGTTTATCATGTCCCCAACCTTTAGCACTTAAGTCTAAATGGTCTTGACAAGATTTTGTCATTTTACCTTTACCAGTTTTAGGGTTATACATCATATGATCTTTATAACCTTCACAATTTACTTTATTTGCTTTCTTTGCCATAATTTATTTATTTAACGTTTACCACCGTTATATTCAACGGCATGACCTTCTTTTACGAGACAATCATTTACGCAAACTTGCGTTAATGTATCTTTGCCTGCAAGTTTATTTATATGTAATCTACCAAGAACTCTACCATATTTACCAAGTTCTTGTGATTCCAACTCAAAACAATTAGCAGCTCCATCCATTATTTCAATTAATCTTTCTTTTGCAGCTAGCCCTAATTTCTTTTCAACCTTATTTCTAGTTCTAGATTCTGGTGCATTAATACCAGCTAATCTTATTCTTTTTTTAATCTTAACACCAAAGCCAAGATCTATATCTGCGTCAATAGTATCACCGTCTACTACTTTGATGCATGTTGCGTTATAATTATACATAATCATCTAATATTTTTTTTAACTCAGCACATTTCTCATATTCTTCTTCATCTTCAAAATACTGAATTAGATCCACTAAAACCTCATCATCCCATCCATCACTTGGATCATAAATTAATATTGCTTGCATTTTATGACCAAATACACTTGTTACATCTAACAAATCATCAAAGGTCATTTTTTTAGTTACGATCTTATAAGAATTTTCAAAAGCTTTTTGGACCATTATTTGTTCCATTTCATACTTTTCTGCTTCTGTTAAATTATTAAGACCATCTTCATTTTCTTTTTCACTCATGTATTTAAAATTTTTGCTAATATATAAAAAATAAATGAAGAAAGGGACTTGTCAGTGTGTGATAACAAGATTGGGCCCAACCAACAGAGGTCCCTGTAATCTTCAACAACTATTACGTTGGAGTGTTGCCAGCAGCATCAATAGTCCATGCAACGCCTGTAATATCAGCGTCTAAGTATGCACTATTAACATCATCAGCAACTACAATCCATCCTCTATCAAATCTAGAATTTGGATCACCAACAGTAACTGGAGTATTTGCAGCCAAAGCTATTTGCTGCATTACTCTTTTTCCTTTTCCAGTTGCAACACTCAAAACAACTTTAAGTTGTCTTCGGAACTTCCATTGTGGATCACTAGTTCTATCCGTATCTTGATCTATTTCTGCATGGTACCAAGGAGACATGTTAAACCATAAGTGTAACTCTGTTGCCCCATCTTTTGCCATATACATAAGATCAGATGCTTTAAGTGCTAGATCAGTGTTTGCACCATCTAAGAAAAAAAAGTAATTTTCTGAATTACTATTATTTACTGTAGCCATAATTAAAAAATTTTTAAAAATTACATAAGAGGACATAAGGGACTTTCCCAAACGCTACCCTCTGAACATTATTTAGTTAGTTTTATATAAATACGACCATCATGAATATATACGACATTATCAGGAATAGATTCATACGAATCATAGTTCCTACCCAACATATCATAATATATACCCTCAAGAGTAGTTATTTTATTTTCTTCTAAACCTATTTGTTGCTGACATGGTGTTAATGAAAACCCTGGTTCATCTACAGAACCAGCGCAACATTGCCAATAACTAGGATAAATACTAACAGAAGCATCATTACATAAAGCATTAGGTACAGGAGTGTAACAATCATAAAGGAGTTCACCTCTCCATTCAATATATGTCCACACATATGATGTGGCACAATCTTGGGCCTGCACAAACCCTGCTATAAAAAAAGCAAATGCATATAATAGATTCTTCATATATATAATATACTCAAATTTTTTTTCCCAAAAAAGTTTTATTGCGTGTTTTGCATTCTTAGTGGGTCCTACTGTTCTGCTCCCCCGCTTTAAATTGGCAGGTTGCTACCCCCTGTTTAATTGGGTGGCAAAAACAAATACAAGGTATGGATGTTTATTTCCACAAGATTCCCGAAGATAGTAACACTATCATCGTGAAGTCTGCACCCATTGCTAGGTCTCAAATGACCTTCAATGGTAAGCCTGGATTTACCAGAACACAAGGTTCTGCTAAGTTTGGCTTACTTGTCATATGTGACGAGGATGGCAACACTGTTGACCCTCGTCAGTATGGGTTTGAATTCAATCAACCTATTCCAGGAGTCAGACTATCTGACTCTCCTGTCTTGGATCAAGAATCCAAGGAGGAGACTGGGTTGTATTGGGCAGAGCCCTATGACAATAGTGCAGAGGAAGATTAGCAGAGCTAAGTCTTCCCTCGCACCCTGTTGCTTGGTGTGTTCCTCAAGAGTAACAAAGCCCAACCATGGAGGTGATAGCCCATGGGTAAGCTCTAAGTATCTTCCGTCAAGGGTATACTTACTGGTTAAAGTCCAGACAAATTCATTAGACTATCCACAATATACTCACTTAAACAGAGTTTTATTCTCAACTTAGACACAATCCCTGTGATAATGGTTGAATTGTCCACTAACTGGTAATAAAATTCTGTTTGGTGTTGTGTGTTGCACTGAATGTAGGTGGTCATAATTCCCACATTATACCACCTTGCAAGAAATAATATAATGGTTAACTCCATAATATATAATATAGCTATAACTAGAGCATAAACATTCAATTGGGTGTGAACATGGAGGTTACTCGTATATTAACACATGGTACTAGTGTTAACATGTTCTAACTCTAGTTGTAGTCTATATAATACTTATGTTCTCTCTCTATAGGATAAGAGACATAGTAACCGCAACATTTAAACCAACTAACTATTGATACAGGATAGCAAATGTCTGTATTGATAATACCTGTAAAATTAGTTACAACTATAATATGCCTTCGGGAGTGTGGAGTTAGTTGGTGTGATAAGTCTCAAAGTACCAGGGACTATAAACTGTTAGGTCTGGGTTTGGAAGGTCTAGTGAACCTTGGTGAAACACCTTAAACTTCCTAATTATAATAGTACAAGGGATACAACGGCTAGCTACCAACGTATCCTGAGTGTCGCACAATAAACCTTCTCAAAGGGGTTAGTGCATCTGATTGGCCTGTGATGGGTGGTCGTACAGTTAAATAATTGTATGATCGTATGTAGTGTATCAATTGGAGTATGATGAATAAAGTAATTTAATTATTAACTTACTTTGAAATCATTAATGTTATAGGGCCATCTTCAAGTCCTGACAACTTATGAAGTTCTTAACAGAACTATACAATGTTATAACCTTGGTATCTAATCAATATTGAGAACATAATGAGTATAAAGGTTAATCGCCTGCATAGGGTTAATGAATACAAAGGGGGAACCCAAGAGTCATCATTGTGAGAGTAGTTTGCTCATCACTCATTGTACTATTTATTATAACAGAGTAAACTGTTTAAATTAAACTGTGCCATAATTAGATAAGCTAAAACGGTTTTATGGGCAGATATAAAGTGGATAAATTCACCTAGGAACCACACACGGTAATAGTGAACTAGGAAAACTAACAGAGTAAACTGTAGTAAATCATTTAATTAATGTTCACTTAAATATATAATTATGAAAAACTTTTTGCAAAGACTTATTTTACCAGTGAAGTTGGCTATACTATTTATAATGCCGCCACTATTCACTGTTGTCACATGTGTTGTTACATCAGCTACACTTTCAGTATTATGTGCTGAAGGTACAGTATCTGAATACACATTGTGGAATGTTTATGAGATATTGGTTTATATCTTATATACTATGGGGTTTGTTAAACTCTTATTTAAACCTTTTAATTAAGGTTGAGGAACACTAAGTAAACCATAAGAGGGCAGTAATGTCCTCTTATACTTTCTAACGCTAACATATTGCGTGCAAAATATGTACTTACTTTAAAACAATAATAAATGAAAAAATTTACATACTCCAATCCAAAGTTAGCTTTGGAAATATTATCTGATCTTAATGATAGAATAATTACATCAGAAAAAGAAAGATTTAATCTAGTAAAGAAAAAAAAGAAAAAAAAGTGACACGTATGTCTAACTAACAATACCATAACAATAGGATAAAGAGTAGGTAATAGCTACATGGGGGTATAATATACCTACTCATCCTTATTGTTTACATTTGAATAGGTTGAGAAGCCTATTCTGTTTAAGTGAGTAGTGATAGAGGGAATTAATGAAAGAATAGTTACGGGATTTAATTCCCTTTGTCCATTCTTTTACTGAATAAAAATAAAAATAAAAATAATAATCAAATGAATATAGAAAAAATAACATATAAACTAGTAAAAGATACACTTGAAAACGGAACAATCAGTCCATTTATAGTTAAAATGCTAATATCATATTTAACTGATGAGCAAAGAGGTGCAGTATTAGATGAAATAGTAAATGAAAGACAAAGTTTATTATTTAAAAAAGGAGATGAAGTATGGATTGATCCTAAAGATAATAAATATGATCTAAAAGACTGTTATGAAGATGACATGATGAAAGATGCTATAATGATGGATGAACATGGTTTTATTAAAGGTGTAATCATAGATGATACAAATTATCAAGATGGTTGTAGTCCTTATGCAACTGAATATAAAATTAAAATTCAGTTTGCTACAATAAGAACTGGAGCTACACTTGATATGGATACAAATATGGCAAATAAAGAAATAAGAGTAAAGAGATCTAATATTATGGGATTATGGAGACCTTTGGAATAGTAAATAAAGATGTAGTTACTGATCCAGAGTTATCTATACAAGCAAAAGGTGTATATGCTGTTATATGCACTTATTGTAATAAAAGTAGAACTTGTTTTCCTTCAGTAAATACTTTAGCTGATCTATGTGATGTGCATCCACGCACAATTAGTAGAAAAATTAAAGAATTAAAGGAAAAAGGATATATAAAAAGGATTGGTAGAAGATTTATTGTAGCATGATAGCTATACTACTCTTCTATTTGTTCACTAGTCAGGTTTTTTGACTATGTAAACTAAATAAAATAGTATACATTTGTGCTATGATTTACCAATTGCCTAACGGACGTATTATAGAGTTAAGCTTAGAACAATATCTAGACATGGATGATATTGAGATAAGAGAATTAAACGGTCTTGGTAAAGAATATACATCTGAAATAACTAATCCTTTTCATAAATCTGTTTTAAAGAGTAATCAAAAAGAAAAAGCAGATGAACCAGAAGTCTGGGAATTTAATGAAAGAGAACCAAATCTTGATGAAATCAAGGATATAGAAAAAATGGAAGACAAATACTTCCATCGTGATGACACATAATCACACACACAATCAATAATAATTTTAATAACTAATTTTTTAAAAACATGAAATCAACTTCAAGTAAAGTAACTGTTGCTCCAGATGAGCAAGGTAACGCAATCAGAGTATCTAAAAATAATCCTGAATATGGACACGTAAGAATAGTTCAAAACTCAGTACAATTTAATGCACAAGGTTGGGTAAATAAAAAACAATTAAGTACTTTAATACATGGTACTGTAGAAGATCTTAATGATCTAGAATTCAAAGCTAATATGGAATTAGATGGTAATATAATTGTAAGAGAACAATTAACAGCATTTAATACTAATGACTCTGAAAGAGACCTTAAAATAGCTGGTGAAACTGGTATAGTATGTAAAGGTGTAGATCAAGAAACAGGTGAAGTAAAAGATATTTACAGAAAAAGTTTCTATGATCCAACAGGATTACAAAAATCTGTTTCTATTCCACATATTAATGGTGATGAAATTAGAGAAGCTAATGGTACTGAAACTACAAGCAAGAAGAAAACTTTATCTCAATCTCAACTGAATGACATCTTAGATAAAAATAAGAAGTCAAAGAAAGAAGAGGTAGTTGAGGAAATTAAAGAAGAAGAAGAAGTAGTAATGGAAGATGAAACTTTTGAATTATAAGACTGATCAACTTTGACTGATCACATCTAGTAGTAATACTAGTTTAAATTTTTTATTGTTGAGAAGGGTCCGAATGGGCCCTTTTCTCTTTTATAAACTCATTTAATAATTAAAACAATGCTTAGTGAAAAACAAATACAAAAACTCAAACCTACTTTAGATAAATTTGAAGATGAAAGAAAAATAGCTAGATATACATATCTTGGAATGCTTTCTGAATATCAATTATATTTAAAAGAATCAAGACAAAAAATAGTATATTCTAAACTTAACCCAAAGCAACATTTTTTATTTAAAAGAATATTACATGGATTAAGAATGTATAAATCTAGTGAAATATCTGAAATGCATTGGGACAAGAAAAGAAGAATAACTAAAGTTTGGAAACGTGGTCAAAACACAATAAATGAACTTAAACAATATGTTGCATTTCAACAAGTTAAGCCAATATTTCGTATATTTGCTAAATCAGAACTTGGTAGAGAAATATATGAGATGCCTTTTGAATATATTCCTGATTATAAAAATAAAATGACTCTTCAGGAATTAGGTATAAACTATGAAGATGTAATTTTAAAGTTTATGGGTAAAGGTTTATTACCAACAAATTATTTAAGTGTAAGATGAGACAAAAATCAAAGAAGATGCAGAAACTTGATGCAAAGTATAGTAAACTAAGGCTGACATTCCTTAGTAAATATCCTATGTGTCAAGCTGCACTTCCTAGATGCACTCACAGATCAACAGATGTACATCATAAAAAAGGTAGAGGAATTTATCACAATGATGTAAGTACCTGGTTATCAGTATGTAGAACATGTCACAATTGGATAGAACTTAATCCAATAGAGGCAGAAGAATTAGGATTTTCAATTAAAAGAATATGATAGAATTATTAAAATATTTAGCAAACAATTTAAAACCAGAGCAATTATTAGAGGTTGCACATATAATATCAAAAAATCCTGAGATGATAGATCAGGAAGCATTTCTACACATAGTAAATGAAGTTGACGGACAGGAAATGAGAACTATGGGTGACAGTGAGTTTAAAGAAATGGAAAAAAGATTTAATGAAATAGATCAAGTAAGATTTAATTCAGAAATATATGATCTATTAAAAGATAATGACATAAGTTTAAATTAAATGGAAGTGAAAGAAATATCAAGAGAAGAAGTACAACTTAAGGCTTTATCTAAAGCACTTGAATATGAAAGAGGCACACTAGCAATATCAATGGGTGTTGGTAAAACTAGAATTGCACTATATCATTTAGAAAAACTCTTTGATGCTTTCACAAGAGTTTTAGTTGTTGTTCCAAAATGGTCTGTTAAAGACTCATGGGTCAATGAGATAAATTTAATGGGTAAACAAACTTTATTAAACCACATAGAGTTTACAACATA